GTACTACTTCCTTGAGCAGTCTCAACGGTAATGCTGTATGACGAATCCGCCACAACATTATCTAGGTCTGTTCCATCAACGAAAAAGTTTCTACTTGTCCAATCAATCTTAGAACGATTTTCCAAGAAACGAAACACAGGGTCGTCTGTAGGGGCTTTTGCAACTTTATTTAGATATACAAAAAATGGAGATTCATCTGGAGCCAATTCGGCAACTCGGTCGCCGAAATCATGAACCCTTCTTAAGTCAGCCGAAGCGCCTACGGCACTTGGTACAGTGTTACCTGTTTGGTCGACATCATAAGAGTTCAATATACCAGTTTGATTAGCCATCGCTATTCTCCTATTTTATATTATTAATTATGGTATTTTATTACCAACTCTTGTAGCATTTAATACGCCTTTCCATCTATCATCTATATCAGATTTCTTTTCTGGTTTAGCGCCTTGTAAAATGCCTGCAGATTTAGGAATGCCTTGACTTCTTTGAGTTGCTTCTAAGTTTTCATTTGCACCCGTTCTTTGCTGTCCTGCTCCCTTGTTTTTTCTATACACATCTACTAATGTGTCAATTGGAATTCTATCCTTTGGAGTCATGGCAAATTTCATGAAGTCATTGACTTCACTCGGGTCTGTCATTCCATACTTAGATTCTAACTCACCTTTTAAGTTCTGCATTCCCATCTGCATTTGTAGTCCAGCCATTTGTTTCTTGACTGCACCGTTTACCATTTTCGCATTTTCTGCTTGCCTAAGTCTGTAAGACTCAGAGCCGGGATTGGAGTAAGCTTCCCAAGGGTCGAAAGAGTCCGCATCTACTTTGGGCTCCTCCTTCTTCTGGGTTTTGCCTGATAAAGTTTCTCTCATTGCATTTACCACGTCTGGTCTGCTTTGCAGCATACTTGCAAGTTGAGCATACTTTTCATTTTGGCCTTTTAACCTGTCATATTCAGCAGTTTGCCTATCATACATAGATTGGAATTTCTTGCTTTCGCCTTGCCAATCTACAGGGGCCTGTTCGACTGCCCCTGGTTCAGCCTGCTGTTCGACTTGTTGTTCTGCCTGTTGATTGTCCATATTACCTCCTTGATTTTCTCTTGTTATTTTAGTTTCACCTTACGATGTCTAAAAAGAGACGTAACCAGATACTATTAGACCTCAGCACCCATTCGGGCTACTTTATCCTCCATCGTCTGCTTCTGAATTTTCAGTTCCTCTTTGGCAATTGCCTTAGTGACCGCAGTTTCTAGCTTGTTGATGCTTGCTTTTTCTTGGTATTTAGCCTTTTGCGCAATATCACCAATGTCGCCCTTGAACTTCTCGAGTTCAGCTTTTTGACGTGCATGCCTGACTTCTCTGTCGGCTGTCTGTAAGTCTCCCTCAAGTTTCTTTATCTGCTCTGTTGCACCTTGCAACTGTGATTGCAACTGCATTATCATTCCCTTACGTTTCAGAACGCCTTCTTTGTCAAAGATTTCAGTTTTCTTTAAAACCTCGACATCGTCTACCAGATTCAATTTATAGGCCTCTAAGTACATATTGTACTCAGCCATCTTATTACTTGGTAATGTTGAACCTGATAATATTCGGACATCATGTTGACCGATAGATATATCGTTTTCAATTGACATCAGTTCCTGTTGTTTGTCATCATAAAGCCTGTTGTTTACAGTAAATTCTGTAATATCGTTATTAGGCTGTACGATTCTAAATGTTTTTTGGAAGTTATAATGGCCTTTGGCAAAACCATATATGACCTTGCCAAGCCTGTTCAAGCTTCCTTCTATATCTCTAAGTTTTGACTTTCCTCTGCTTTCTCCCATCTCTGAAAGCATTGCAGTGCCCCTGACTGTATCTGGCGCTGCTTCCTTAAATCCTTGCATTAACTCTGGAATGCCGAAATTAAGGTCTATATAATGCTCTACCCTGTCTATAAGATGGTAGAACTCATTCGCTAATGGAGATGGTTGAGGAAAGTGAGGCTCTCCAAATTCAGGATTGTACTGTATAACTGCATTTGGATTAGCCCAGTCTACTTCTAATTGTTTTAAATCGTCTACACTGCCTTCAGGAACTAATAATTTTAATCCTGCTGAAGACTGTGCATGTGATAGTGTTAAGCTGAATAGCTTATTTAATAATCTTTGCGAGTCCTTTACCTTGCTTACGTCTGACTTTGGATATGGAGTGTTAGTCCAAATATTAGGGACTGGTATAATTGGATACGAATCAGAGTTTAATATGCGTTCATATAGAATATATGAACCTACTGAGCAAGTTACCTTTATTCTGGTTTGAAGGACTTCAACGGCTTGTACCAGTCCCTGTTCAAAAGCTTCTGGATTCTGAGTCATTATTTGCTGCATTTGCTCCATATCTACAACTTTTTCATCTCCAGATTGTGAATCAAATATTCTGTAAAATGGAACCTTTACCTTTTCAAAATGCTCAAGAATCCTATATTTTTCCGACCCATCGCCAAAGTCGTAATCCTTAACAACGTCAGGAGTAAACGCTCCGGCTGTGTTCTTCATTGATGAATCTGGATAATCTTCTTCCATATCCATCGTTTCTATCTCGTCTATGTATTCTTCTAGGGCGGGGTATAAATCAAGGAGCTGCTCTTTGGTTATTACTGTTGATAATAATACACCCGTAGCATCATCGTAGTATCTATCCCTTGATGCCGGGTCTACATATACCCTAAATGGGTCAACATAGGTGAATTTTATTTCACCCCTTCCATAGTCAGCTTCCGGGTCTGTATATACGTAAAAATATCCGAGACCTGCTACTGCGTAATCGTGCACTGCCTGTTTGAACTGTGTAGCTCCGTCAGAGATGTCCCAGACGTATTCAAGTATCGTTCGCCAGACCATAGCTAAACGATTGTCTGAATCTTCCCGCCCTATAGCTGTAAATCTTGGAGCCTTTGAAGTCAATAAGGATTTTAATTTATCAACCGCTGCGTATACTCGGTCAATAACAAAATCTGCCTGACCTATGGCTGATAAAGCGTCAGATTCGTTGGGTGTATAATGGTTGCCAAGAACAAAATCTACTGAATGCCTTGCTTCAACATCCCAGTCTTTTCTGGCATCTCGCCAGCGCCTAAAAGTCTCTAATGACTTTCCGGCTTTTTCCTTCTGTTCTTCTAAGTTATATTCTGCTATTTTAGATTCCTACTGATTTTTTGTCAGATTTTGGTTTTGAAATTGATTTCTTTCTACCAGAACTTAAAGACTTCTTATCTTTTGAAGATTCTTCTTTCGTAGCTTCTCGTTTACCCTTTACTTCCTTCTTAGGAGCAATTGCCTTACGAGATGAAGACAGTGAACTCTTTGACGTACTATCTTTCTTTGCACGTGAAATTGAAGTCTGCTTTTTAGATTTCTTTGAAGTCTGTGCAAGTAAAACAGAATTTACACTGAAAAGAATCAAAAGGCCGGTTATAATTTTATTTAGTTTCATTATACTCCCTTAAGTTAATATACATACAATATAAGACAAAATGTCGCATTTGTCAACCTTTTTTTTACAGCCTTAGTCCAGTAATCCAATTTATCTTCTTACCTTTTGGCAGACTTAGCTCATCTTTTTCCATTTTTTCATCAAAATTATCAACATTAAACTTTCTGCTTAAGGGAGCTCTAGAGCTGATACATGCATACCACATCCCATCTAAGAGGTCATCATGTTTCGCTTTTGGGAATTGGAACATTTCATCAAAAAGTTCTGTATTTTCCTTCTTAATGAACAGCTTTTTCCTGTTTACTATTGGACATAATAATGATTCTATTCTATCTTCTTTTTTTATTCTATTTGGCGGTCTGGTGCCTCTTATTATGCCCGGCATCATCTTTCTGTCCTCTGATGATAATTGCCTAACTGCATCTTTTATAACACCTTGGGCACCTACAACCTCTACACTTGCCCTCTTTACAGGTGCATATAGTTTGCAATACTCAAGTATCCTATTGGGCATCTGGTATAATGGAGAGTGTTCTCTGTAATAATCTATTACATAGTAGTTTTTGTCAGAATCAACGCCTATTACTACTATTGCCTGATAATCATGCTTTGCTCCTGCTTCGTATGCCAAATCGACACCTATATACACATTTACAGGTATTGCGTCTTCTTTTGTCAGTATATAGCCAAATCCATTACTTTCTCTATATTCTCCTGAATAATGCTGAATTCTATCAACTTTGAATTTAAGACTGTCTAAATCTCTTGCTTCGTTCATGTATTCCTGTGCAAACTTGTGCACAAGACCCATATCCTCGAATCGCCGCCTGATATCTTTTAGCTTTGCTTTAGAAAAATACGAAGGCCATAATGCTGCTCCGTCTTTCATTGCCTTGTGGAATATAACTTCCCAAGCATATTTTCTCTTATCTCGCTTTGCTTCCTCAAATCCGTCATATATGCTTTGCAAGAACGAATCATAATGGACTATAGTACCTATAAGCCAGACCTCTCCTTCGTTTCCTTTTGATTCTTCAAGAGCAGGTTCTACCGTAGACATTACCCATTCCTTGATTTCTCTGCGTCTTTCTGGAGTTTTAGTGTTTAATTCTGATTCAAAGTCATCAAGTATGATTTTTGTATATCTTAAGCCTATCTCAGACCTGCCTCTAAGTCTTTGATTAGTACCTTTTCCTATTACTCTATCACCTTTGCTGGTAGTAAATTCCTTTTCAGTCCACTTATTTCCCTTAATATCTCCAAAATAGTAAAGCAAGGCTGGATTAAACTCTATGTGTGATTGAATGTATTTGATATGGTCTATAGCCTGAGACTGTTCTTCAGCAACCCAAGCTATAAATTCCTTTTTCCCCTCTTTGTTAAAATATAATTTATATAGCAAAGCTGTCTTTGCAAGTGTGCTTTTGCTGTGACCTCTTGGCAATATGATGCAACATCGCTTTTTTTCTGTATTTAAGAGCATATCACTTAATTCATAGTGATATGGAGCAGGTGTGCTCTTCATAAAATCGTCGGGCAAGAACATTTGTCCGAATGATACTATGTCCCTGCTTGCTAACTCTAATACACGGTCTTTCTCTTTTAGACCAGATTTAATTACATTTGGCATTCCCAGTCATTATTGGGCACTTTCTTGAATGTATTTGAGTATTGTACCATTGCGTCGCCTGCAATATACATCCAAGCTTCATGTTCCCCATCCTCCGTTTTTACGTTTACAAGTTTTCTTTTATATAATCCTCCACCCACATTCTCATACCTGTCAAATCCCTTAAGTTCCCACTCTTCTACAGGATTTAATTCTACTGTTATCTCTTCGTCTTTGTACGGTATCGCTGCAGGAAAGTGAAAATTGCCGGGTACTACTAGTCTGTATCCCTTAACTCTACCCTTCTCATTGTCATATTTCCTTAATGTACCGTAAGCTGCTATATATGTCATGCTTTTCCTTCCAATCGACTTATCCCAACCCATTCAATCTCAAGATTGTTATTATATATCGTCAGGCAAGACATACACTGAATACGCTTTAATCTTGCAGTTTTGTCATACTTAACTACTGGAGATGAGAATTTAAGCATATTATGATGACATATGTCACAATGCTTATTTTTTAACTTCTCTCGTAGCGCTTGCAATCTTTTTTGTGTCATGTTTGCCAATTGCATCTAACTGTTCCTGACTAAACCCTTGAAATAATGTTAGTGATTCTTGACGAGTATCTTTATCTTTCATGCCTGCTACGTCAATCAACTCTTTTAATACGTTAACTTTGTCGCTGTCCTTAGCATCAGGCTTTTCTATTATCTCTTTCATTTTCTCCAAGAGATATAAAGGCGTTATCTCAGCCTCGTTCATTACTTTGTCTATTTCTTCTCTTATCAAACTTTTTATTCTATCCTGTCTTAATAGTAGTTTTGACTGTCTTTCCGCATATCCTCGCTTATTTGTGGGGAATGCTTTAATAAAAGCGTCTACAACGTCATCGCCTCTTGCTATATACTTTGCAAAGAGAAATTCTTTTGTTGTAGCCTCTTTCCTGTTCTTTAATACCTCTTCAGGTCTGATGTCCTTGGCACTGAAGGAATACATGTTCTTACGCATGTCGCCCTTCATTTGCTCCTGCTTCCTGCAAACATAGGAACCCATCAATGTTCTTATGTAATAATTTTTGCCGTTAGTGAGAAATCCTCTCTTTATCACCTGACATACCTGATTATCGTCTGTAATCACCCAGTCACCTTCTTTTCCTTCTCTCCAAGGGACTGCAGGTATGTCATTGTCCTTTAGGTACTCTTCATGCGTCTCGTACAGTTTGTGTAGTTGATTCTTGATTTTTCTTGTCTTCACTGTCTTTTATCTTCTTGTCTATGAATTTCTCTAATTTAGCCTTATTCTTCCTCATTTCTACATACATTCCGAAAGTTGTCTCTAATGCAAAGAGTCTGCCGGCTATTATATTGTAATTCTGAATAAGGGAGTTTATGTTCTCTTCGTACCATCCTTTAGGTTTTTTTCTCTTCTGTCTGCTCATTTATGCAGGCACTACCGATGGTGGACAGTAATCCTCTATCTTTTTGTGTAATCTCTCCAATATCACTACATCTGCGATATTATGAGCTAAAACAGTCTGCAAGGCATCACTATCACCGTATGTGGCATCACGCCATACACGAGGGTCTAATTTCGTCTTTCCTCGTATCCCTAGGAATTCTGTCGCAGTTTTAAGAGAATTTGAGTTCAATCTGAGTTTTGACCTTACTTGATAGTACAAGTCCTTATGGGATACTTCTCGATAGAAAGGAAACCGTATATTATTGTCTATTGCCCTGGTCCTGATAAAGGGAATATCAAAGCGAGTTCCGTAGTATGTGAGCAAGGTATCATAGTTATTCAGCTCTTCACAGAGCATTTCAACTATTCTCTTGTCATAATCGCCGCTAAATATCTCTTCCTTTGTAATCAAGGCGGAAGTAGTCTCACTAGTGTCACGCGTCTTTATAGCCCAAGACAGCATTATACCTATATTAGCCTTAAGGCTGGTAGTCTCGATATCAAGGTATCCGAGCCTCTTTTCCTGCCCAGTTACGTACCTTGAAGGCTTTCTGAAGCCTAAACTCTCTATCTTCCTCGAAACCGCCTTGTAAGTCCTGTTATATCCAGCTCTTCGCATCTCTGTGAACAGAGTGTAAGCGCTCTTATTTGTTCTTTCATATACTGAAAGTAGTGCCACCTCTTCTTCAGACCAATTTGCCATTGTTTAACCTCCTATAGTTTCTTTTATGCCATCTGTGAATTATCAATTTAATTAAAAACGCCTCTAACAAATAGTAAAAGCGCCTTATTTTACTGATTTTGCTTTTTTCCATAGGAAATCCGCCGCTCCTAATTGTAACAGTCCGTTCGATATGCCGTCAATAAGCTTCTCGTCGTGCCCGTTTCCAGTGTTAGTTAGTATAACATGCAAAACCTCGTGCATAAATGTCTCTACAGTCCTTGTATGGTTCATATCCTCGTCTAACCATATCTCGCACTCTTTAACATCATGCCTTCCTAAGAGCATATTACCGTTCTCTTCGTTCTTTTGGTCTTTCATTGTCTTGATTTGGTATTTATGGCCGCCAATGTCTAGTTTCATTCGTTCTCCTCTATTATACAGCATTTACATGCCTCTAATGGATAATCAGCCCACGCTGGGGAAGAATCTGGTAAGTGAGTAACGTATTTCGGCTTTCGTCTTCTAATTGCGTCCTCTATCATCTTCTTAGCTATCTTTATCTGCTTTTTTTCTTCTTTTGTAAATTTTGTCATCTGGTATTCCCGGAGTTACTATTTCGTCAAAGTACAAACATCTGTCCTCCTCGCTCACAAAACACTCTTTTCCTGCCATTTCGCTGTCTATTGTTGTTTTAAGTCCTTCATGTCTGACATAACTAATCATCGCCCCGATGCAGTTGCCCGCATCCCAATTGGCGCAATGCTTTAATGCCAAACCTTTGTATTGTTTACTCATTGATACCCTAAATATACGAAGGGATATGGTATAAAGTCAACCATTATTTTTTAAGCTCCAAAAAAAAGGAGTTGACTTAAGGGACTTTTATGCTTAACTTATACGGGGAACAAAGCTAAAGCTTAATACTATTAAAGCTTTAATAGTTTAATAGTTTTATTACTTTAATAGATAGCGGAACTTTTTCAAATAAGGCTCTAAATGCCCCCAAAACGGCCGATGACCGACAAACCTTGTACATAGCTAGGGAAATTGGGTAAACAGCTAAAAAACGGCAAATACGGGACAAATAGGAGCATTCTGTGGCTTGGGTCATGCAAGTTTGACCCCTCAATTCCTCAAACCCTTCCAAACCACCCCTTTGAACCGCCTTTTTGTTATTTCTTAGCACATATTCCGCAAAATCCTAAGTGGCAGAAGAGTAACGAAAGCTCACGAAACAGAGAAAAGTCTAAAAATTGGCGTACAATGTGTGTGAGTCTTTTTCCGCCGAACCGGTCGGGGCCTTGTCTGGATTGAAAATTACAGATTAGGTTGAAACTCTGAAACCGGTTTAAATCTGAATTTACTCCGAGCCTCTCAAGTATTACCTCGCTAAAATAATACTTTAGGCTCTATGGATAGAGGTCAAGAGAATGGTAATTAATGATAAAACTTTCAGCCTCTCGTCGTGAACTCTCCGAGCCTTGCCTGTCGATACGACCAGCCTGGTATAATATGGCACCAATTTTACCCTGGTATCCATTTATTAAATAAGAAATAAATTTCCTCTAAAATCAAATAATTTGGATATGTCCTATATATGTAATATATTTGTATATGGATTTGAGCCGAAAAACAGTAGTTTTGAATAGGACAGAAAGGCAGACTTTATCTGTCAATCTGTCAGGCTCGAATAATCAAGAGAATAACCAAATGGAGAGAATAACAATGGCTATAAATGTAAAAGCTAGTGATTATCAGAAAGTGCTTAACAATCATATTAATTCAGTCAGCTCGGCCTTAGCAATTGCCGGTATAACAGATAATAAGATTGTAGAAAATGCAATTAAACAGGCAGAAAGCCAGTTTAGGACAGACTACAAAGCTACAGGCGGAAAACACGAGGATTTTTTCGATTCTAAATGTACTGCACAATTAGGAATTGTGAATAAAGAGATTCGTAAATTAAACCAAATGAATCCGACCGGAAAAGCCGGTGTGAATGTAGAGGTTGGTACAATCTGTAAAAAGGCGTAGACCTAAACAGAGAATAAGACAGGGCCTTTAATTAGGCCCTGTTTTTTATAGAAAATTTAAATTGACAGAGGATAATATGAACAGAGAAATTAAAACCCCTATAGACAAGCTACAGGAGAGATACGCTGAGCAGAGAGATAATGTTATCTTAGAATTTAGCAGGTCAGAGAAAATAGGACAGTATAGAATCAAGACCAGAGAGATAAAGGTATTTGTAGGGACTGAGTGTCCCATAGAATCAGAGTATACTCTAACAAGCCTGAACTCTCTGAAGGATTTAATAGAGAAATTGCGTCAATCTGCAAGGCTACAACACAGAGAATTGGTAATTATAGACAAAGATGCCAACACAGAACACAAGTCATTCTCAGAGATTGCCAACCTTATAGAGGACTGCCACGATAGACAAAGAATTAATGCTACAAACCAGCGAATTAGAAATAGTTATAATAAGAGAACTGTTCGCTGTAGAAAAGTTAAAAAGATAGATATGCGTATCTATGAGAACAGATAGTAAGGAGAGAAAATGACAGAAATAAGACAAGATAGGTTCTGTAGAGTCGCCACTAATAGAACAGTGAAGATTCTCCAAGCCTTAAAATCTCTAGCCAAGTGTTCAGAGAAGAAGAATTACTGCTATAATAAAGAGCAGGTAAAATGGATGTTCTCTCTGATAGAGCAGACCACAGAGGATATAAAATCAGCCTTTGAATCTGGTCAGAGTAAAGAGAGAAAACGGCTTCGTACAGAACTTGACAAATTAAACAGAGGTGCTTCTCAGGTAGTAGAAGCATTTAGAAATCACAATGCCTCCAAAGAAATCTAGTAACGGCAAAGGCGATTC